CCCTTTGTGGCCTTTGTCCCACTTCCTATTCCTCACGCATTCTTTGGTAACAACTTCGCATCGAAGGTTATCCCAATCCAGAATGCTCGGACTGTACTGACCCGGTCGATCCTCGATCACACAATGATCACCAACAACCCGCGTTATATGGTTGTCAAAGGTGGTCTTACCAACCCGCGTGAACTGATTGACAACCGCGTTGGTGGCATTGTGAATGTGTCACGCCCAGATGCGATCATGCCTATGCCCCAGGCGTCTTTGAACCCGTTTGTGTTCCAGACGTTGGCCATGTTGGATGACGACAAAGAAGACACCACAGGCGTCTCCCGTCTTAGCCAGGGCCTTAACAAAGATGCCATCAGCAAGCAGAACTCAGCCGCAATGGTTGAACAGCTGGCAACTATGTCGCAGCAGCGGCAGAAGATTATCGCCCGTAACTTTGCCAACAACTTCCTGAAGCCCCTGTATCAGATGATCTATAAGTTGGTCATCGAGCATGAGACGGAAGAGAAGATCGTCGAGCTTGCAGGCAACTATGTCCAAATCTCCCCGGCGGAATGGGGATCAAAACGTGACGTGGTTGTTGAGATGCACCTCGGTTATGGTGAGCAGGTTGAAGAAGCCCAGAAATACCTGGCACTACATGGTTTGATGTCACAGGACCCTGTTCTGTCCACGATGTATCAACCTCAGAACCAATATAAGTTAATGTCTCATGTCATGGAGAACAACGGCATCAAGAATGTCGCTGACTACCTGACACCTCCTGATCAACTCCCACCACCTCAGCCTGACCAGGGCCAGGAGATGGCGATGCAGATGCAGCAGAAACAGCTGGAACTTCAGGAGAGACAAACCCAGATTGCGGAGCTCAAGCAGCAAATGGACGCACAAATCGCACAACTCAAACTTGAACTTGAAGCGACCAAGGCTGAACGAGGCTTCGCAATACAATCTGATGCGACCGATCTGAAAGAGGCGCAGCTGGAGCACAAGCGTATGACCGATATGGCCGAGCTTGAGATCCTGCGTAACGCTGATGATGTCAGAGGTATCGCATCACCAACCGGCTAAGTTAGCCAATCTTAAAGAGAGCAACCATGAACGAAGAAGAGCAACTCGTTGAAACCGGCGAGGCGGCTGAGGCCGTCTTGTCTCAACCTGCGTTCAACCAGGTAGTCAATAACCTGGTCGAGCGATCATTCCAGACTTTCGTTAACACTAAGCCCGACCAGGGCTCAGACCGAGAGTTAGCGTACAACCACTATCGCGCACTTGTGGACGTGGTTGAGACACTGAAACAACAGGTGTCCATCAAAGATGAGATACTTGCGAAAGGCGACACCCGCCAAGAGGAGCTGGACCATGAATAACGTCCAAAATGAAGCTACTTCTTTCGCTGCCTACGACGATGTCGATGAAGCAGCAGAAGCCATCCTAGACCGCTGGACAGACGGCGCAAGCCCATCTGACGATGAGGAAATAGAGGCGACAGCTGACGAACCTGTAGAAGAGACAGAGGGTTCCGAAGCTGAGTATGAAGAAGATGAAAATGAAGACCAAGAGGAAGACGAAGAAACGGATGAGGACCCTGATGAAGGTGAACCAGACGATGAAGAAGTCGATGAAGACGATGATGGCGAGGCTGACGAAGCTGAACTGTCGGACGACAGTCTTGTTGACATCCAAGTCGATGGAGAAACCAAACAGGCATCCTTGAAGGATCTGAAGCGTCTCTATGGTCAGGAAGCATCTTTAACTCGAAAGTCTCAAGACTTAGCATCCAAACGTAAAGAGGCAGACGATGCCTTGCAACGGACGGATCTCAGTTATCAGAAGCTCTTAGAACGGGCAGAAACCCGATATAAGCCCTACCAGGACCTCGACATGCTCGTTGCGTCCAGGACTATGTCGGTTGAGGATTTCTCCGCACTACGCCGGGAAGCCTCAGAAGCTGAAGCGGAACTCAAGTTCCTGAAGGAGGAGTCCAACTCTTTCTACCAGGAAGTGCAACAAAAGCAGGCAGCCCAGCGCCAGGAGATGGCTCAGGAGTGTATCAAAACGCTCCAAGAGACTATCCCGGATTGGGGGAATGCTTTGTACAATGACATCCGTGAATACGCTGTCTCTGTCGGTCTCCCAAGAGAACAGGTTGACCAATACGTTGACCCCAATGTCATCACTCTCCTTAACAAGGCCCGTCTGTATGACCAGGGCAAAGCTGCTGCCGGTACTAAGAAGGCAAAGGCGATGCACGTCAAAACAGCTAAGGGGAAGGTACTTCGATCGAAGAAGGCACCACCTTCTACCTCGGACATCAATGCTCGTAAGCAATCTGCTGCGTCCAAGCGTGTCCGTGAAAACAGAAGTCGGAATGGTGACATGGATGATATCGCTGAGATGCTCCTATCACGTTGGGAAAGCTAAGTTGTAACTCATAGTCAAACGGCAAGGAGCCATTCAAATGACTGTTTACACAACTTATTCTCAGGTCGGTAAGGCCGAGGACGTTTCAAATATCCTATCAGATATTACTCCCACAGATACGCCTATGCTGACAATGACGAAGACTGAGAAAGTGTCCGCACGGACGTTCTCATTCCTCGAAGACAGCCTCCGCGCCGCAGCGTCTAACGCTAAGGTCGAGGGCGCAGATGCCGCAGATACACTCTGATCGACATCGTTGAGCGTACCAACAACACCCAGATCCTGGAAGAAACCTTCCGTATTTCTGGTTCTGCTGATGCGGTAAAAACCTATGGCCGAGCCAAGGAAACCGCGCTGCAACTTGGTAAAACTCTCAAGAGCATCAAGCGCGATTTAGAGTTCAGCCTTGTTGGTGTTGACCAAGCAGCTGTCGCTGGTTCGTCTTCCGTAGCTCGTAAAATGGCATCACTGATCAACCAGATCTCTACTGGTGTTGACGCCGGTGCCAACGCAACGGACGCCCTTACAGAGGCCAAGTTGCTTGAAGCTGGTCAAACAGCGTTCAACAATGGTTCTGATCCGTCAGTGTTCATGATCAAACCAGCTGACGCCCAAATCGTTGCCGGTTTCTCAGCATCTGCTGGTCGCAACCGTGAAGTCGCCCAGGGTAAGACCCTTGTGAATGTGATCGACCTCTATGTCTCGCCCTACGGCGAATATAAAGTGGTTCTTAACAGACACTTAGAGACTTCACACGCCCTGTTGATTGACCCGTCCATGTTCAAAACATGCGTACTGCGTCCGTTCACACGCACACTTTTAGCGAAGCAAGGTGACTCAGATCGCCATATGGTGGTCGGCGAATATTCTTGTAAACACAGTAACTTCGCGGACAGTGTGAAGATCACCGGCCTTTCCTAAGGCCCGTGCGAGGACGCCCTAACTCCCAGGACTTTTGCTCTCCTTTTCCTGGGGACCTGGGCGTCCTCACCTAACCTCCCAAGGATACCCCCATAAATGACTAAAGAGACCAAACTGCACGGTGTGCAGACTGAATTCCTGACTCAAGGCTTTGACCTGGTCAAGAAACACACCCAGAACATTTCCCAGGCTTTTCTAGATGACCTGAAGGATGCCCGTAATGAAAGCACCACTCGGCTCGAGGGTGACTATATGCGTGTGGCGTCAATACCAACCGTAGTTGCAGAGCAATGGTTGCGCGAAGGTTTCAATGTTTACGAAGAGACCGGCGCAGCGATCGTCAAGCGTCTCCAGGAACAAGACCTGACTGCATTCATGACAACTGAGAAAAGGATCTAGCAGATGGCTTATAAAACCACAGGCAAGTTCAAGCCCTGTAAGGGATGCACGACACCAATGACATGCGACAAGTTCGGTTGTCAAAAGCAAGGGGACTAGAATGAACAAAGGCCAAATCCGGGCACACTTTATTGCTCTACTAAACCGCAGCGACTGCACTGATGCTTTGGCCGATACCTTCATTGACCAAGCTATGACCAGGATACAGCGTTTACTCCGCATACCATCTATGGAGAAGCAACAGTCCTACTCAATCACCTCTGGTGTTGCAGTCACCCAGATTGTCATACCCTCAAATCTCCTGGAGATTATAGACCTCCAATATGCAGGCCGCGCCTTGGTTCGCATACCTATGCATGAGATGGCACAGCTGCAATCTACAGGTCAGGGTGGAAACCCCATCTACTTCACCAGGGAACGTGAGGTGATCAAGCTGTTCCCTATGCCTTCGTCAGGCCAGGTTTATCTGAACTATTACGCCGAATTTGATGAGCTCACTACTGACGTTAGCACAAATGTAATAACTAAAATTGCTTCAGATCTACTGACATACACAGCACTCTCATATGCTTCCGACTATTTCCTCGATGAACGTGGTCCGTTGTTTGAAAGTAAATCTGGCAACTTCTTGTCCGAGATCCAGGGGCAAGCCGACACTGGTGAGACATCTGGGATGGCCTCAACAATGCGCCCAACATCTAATTTCGAGGACTGAGGTAACTAATGGCATCATCATCTTTCTACAGTGGCACTGGCGTTACCCCCGAAAACACAGATGTTACACCAGTTGCACCTAGCAACATATCTGCAATCGAAGACAGTAAGAACGCTGCCGCACTATCTCAAGCAGCAGCTGCTACCTCTGCCGCTGCCTCCGCAACCTCTGCGACTGCCGCTGCCAACTCTGCCGTTGTAGCTGAAGGTCACAAGAACGCCATCACAGGGCTAACAACCACCACAGGTGCAGTAGGCTCTGACGTAACCTACAATAGTACAACTGGTGTCCTGTCAGTACCTAGAGGCGCTACAGGCGCACAGGGCATTCAAGGCCCACAAGGCATCCAAGGTAATAGTGTCACTGGCCCACAGGGTCCATCTGGGGCTGACGGTGCTGACGGCGCTGATAGTACAGTGGCTGGCCCACAAGGCATCCAAGGACCAGCTGGGGCTGACGGTTCTGACAGTACTGTAGCTGGCCCACAAGGTCCTGCTGGGGCTGATAGCACTGTAGCTGGGCCGCAAGGGCCTGCTGGGGCTGATAGTACAGTGGCTGGCCCACAAGGGCCTGCTGGGGCTGATAGCACTGTTCCGGGACCACAGGGTCCACAGGGGCCAGCTGGTGCTGGGACTGGTGATCTTCTTGCAGCTAATAACCTAAGCGACCTTGTAGATGCAGCGACAGCACGAGCCAACTTAGGCATCAACACCAATTTCTATAGTAAAACACAGAGTGACGCACGTTTTGCAGGCGCAGATGACGCGCTTGCTCTTGCGATTGCTCTAGGCTGATTGAGGGATAACCAATGGCTAATACTTTTAAGAATGCTATCAGCGCAGCGGTAGGTACATCACAAGCTAGTGTGTACACAGTTCCCAGCGCCACAACCACAACCTGCATCGGATTAACCGTTGCGAACCGCACCGCATCTAGCATCACAGTCGATGTAGAAGTCACAGACACTTCAGCCTCTACTACTGTGTTCCTAGTGAAAGGTGCTGCTGTACCTGCTGGTGGGGCACTGGTCCCTATCGGTGGAGACCAAAAAGTAGTCCTAGAGACTACAGACATCATCAAAGTCACAAGCAGCGCAGCCTCATCGGCAGACGTAATTGTGTCCGTTTTAGAGCAGTCGTAGGGGGACACAAGAATGGCTTATATTGGTAATCCACCAGCACCACAGAACATAACATCCGCAGGGATAACAGATGGTACAATCGTCAACGTAGACATAGCATCTGATGCAGCTATTGCTGCCACCAAGATCGCTGGTCTTTCTACTGTAGCTACTACAGGTGCCTACAGCGATGTCACGGGTACTCCGACCCTAGCCACTGTAGCGACTACGGGTGCCTACAGTGATGTCACTGGCACACCCACGTTAGCAACAGTGGCAACTACAGGTGCCTACAGCGATGTCACTGGTACACCCACGTTAGCTACTGTAGCGACTACGGGAGCTTATACTGATGTCACTGGTACACCTACTTTAGCTACTGTAGCAACTACGGGTGCTTATACTGATGTTATTGGTACACCCACGTTAGCTACTGTAGCGACTACAGGAGCGTATGCGGATATCACTGGTACGCCTACTTTACCAACAGACTTTGTTTCTGCGGCATCGGGTGGCACTTTCAGTGGTGATGTTAGTGTAACTGGCGAAATCATAGCCGACAGCTACAACGAAACTTACGCTGCGCTCTCCGGCACAACTCCTACAGTAAACTGTGAGACAGGTAACTCCTTCAGCTTAACTTTATCAGGCAATACCACGTTCACCTTCAGCAACCCACCTGCAAGCGGTACATCCTACACGTTCAGCATTGAGATTATCCAAGACGCTTCAGCTAGTGGCTACACAGTCACATGGCCTACAAGTGTTGACTGGCCTGCTGCTACTGCTCCAACCCTGACAGCAACTGCTTCAGCTAAGGACATCTTCGTGTTCACAACCCGTGACGGTGCCAACTGGTACGGCTTCACAGCTGGTCAAGCGTTAGCATAAGGAGCTTACATAATGGCTACTAAGAAAAAGATGCTACAGGCTGCGGCTGGTAATGCTGTCGGTGGCGCTGGTGGTCCCCTGAACGTAGAGGATGTGTTCAGCACTTATTTGTATACGGGTAATGGTGCTACACAAACGATCACCAACGGCATTGACCTTGATGGCGAAGGTGGTTTGGTTTGGATTAAAGAGAGGGTAGATACTACTAGGCACCTTCTTTTTGACACAGAACGTGGTGTTTATAAGTACATTTCCTCCAACAGAACTGATGGCGAGGCTAGTAGCTCCTCTTCGCTAACTAATTTTAACTCTGATGGGTTTAGCATAGACACAAATGGTATGCTAAACGACAACACGAAAGACTTCGCCTCTTGGACATTCCGCAAAGCCCCTAAGTTCTTTGATGTGGTGACTTGGACAGGGGATGGGACAGATGCTAGGCAAATAAGCCACAGCCTTGGCGCTACTGTCGGGTCAATCTTTGTGAAGAACACTAGTTCAGGAAGCACGGAATGGATGGTCTATCACAGGAGCCTCAGTAACGATCTGCCCAACCATAGCCTTAGCCTTGTCTTAAACCAGACATATGATCAACTTTCTTGGAAGGCGTTTGGAGAGCATTCAACGCAAACATCTTCTGTCTTCACCCTTGGTACAAACTCGCCAAACGAGTTCTTTGTTAATCAATCAGGGCAAACCTACGTTGCCTACCTCTTCGCCCACAACGATGGTGACGGTGAGTTCGGTGCTGATGGTGATGCTGATATTATCAAGTGTGGGAGTTATGTTAGTAACGAAACCTCACCTCCTGAGATTACTCTTG